TCGCGCCCGCCCCGATGCCAGTTCCCGTATTGGTATCCGTATTCTGAGCGAACGGTAGTGAGCGAAACCAGTTCCCTAAACGGTGTAGTTCGTAACGGGCTAGTCTGTGTTCACATGGTGGGCTAATCTCCCTATTCTGTAGTAACGGGCTAGGCTTAATGATGCCCCGGCATGGCGGGCTCAGCGAACAAAGCGAAACTTATTCGATTTGTTCTATTTAGTACTACTTTTTGGGGGGCTCTGAGGCAACGCCCGCCTCGCCGAGTGCGAAGCTAGTCTAAAAGTAGTACACAAAAACGCTACTTGTTATATAATAGGCATACCCCACAGAGTGGGGAAGTACCGAGTTATATAGCAGGTCCGCAAAATCGGAGGGTGAAAATATATAACTCATACCTAATCTTATAGAATAAAGGCACAACCTAAAGACCTAAACCCGCGCCAGCATTAGCTTTTCTTCTTTCTTCTTTTCTATTCTATAATATATATATAATATATTTGTCTTTGAGAGAGAGAGAGAAGGAACCCCAAATCTTTTTGGTTTAGAGGAATCCGGCGGGCAAGGCTCCACCCAACTTCCCCAACTTTATTTCTCCCTCTCTCACAATACTTTGTTTGCACGAGTATATAGAACATAGAATATATAATTACCTTCAAACCCGCATGGCTATTGACAAAGCCCGCTTTTATTCTATAATGTTAACACCCAGTTATATAAATTTTGACTGTTTTTTATCTATTATAGAAAGGCTACCCATCATGTCCCGTCCCGTCAAATACCACAACGCTGATACCTTGCTTGAGAACTGCACAACCCGAGGTTACTGTTTCGTTTGGCCCAACACATCCAACTCTTTAGCCCCGATACTCACCGCCAACTCCCCGCTGGCGAAGCAATTCGCGACAACCTCGATCGCTCGCATCCTATTCACCATTATCAAATTCCCGCCCGCCTCATCCCGCATTACCCGCTGGTGTACAACTGAGTTCTGCGTCAACCCGTGGCATCACCGCGAAGCCAAACCATTCATGGAGAAGCGACGCAAGCAAGTTCTGCCATTCGATGATCTGCCCGAGCAAGATTCCCACAGGCATTTGATTGCACCTGACGAAGCAACACTCCATGCGCTGAAACCAACCAATCCTATCTTTACTGATCTGCTTGCGCAGTCAGCGGGCGAAGCGGGCTATGACTGCATGGGTCTCAAGAACCGTAGGTTTGTCGGGCTCTCGCACATACATCACAAGGGTGAGGAAGTGCCACGCACAGGGGAGAATTCCAAACCCGTGCTGATCATGCGCTCGCTCGTAGAGAAGCAGAAGCGGGAAGCAGAAGAAGCCAAGAAACCCGTGGTGGAGGATGAGGACTTTGACGTATTTACCAGCAAACTCTTTGATGCAATAGGTAAATCCAAAAGCTCGAACACAGCCCCATAAACGCGAACACGCTATTGACAAAGTCTAATTAGTATGCTATAATCTACTTTAGTAGATTGGATGGTAGAGCGAAGCAATACTAACTGACTACTATGTCCGCCGAACTTATCGAATTCATTTCGCTTTGTTCGGTAACCTTAAATCCTATATTGGAGATCATTATGAGAGTTGATATGAGTAACACTGCCCGCTTTGTATCCTTGGAGGAAGCGGAGTATGAAGAAGAATCCGAGCAATACCACGGCTCGCACACCTCAGTCTCAGGAAGTATCTATTCCTACACCGACTGGTTCTATGACGGCGACGACTCAGCCTTTGAGTTGCACTAAGGGGATGCACATGACACAAGGTGACAACGAAGTCTTGCTCTGCCAAGACTGCTCAACCCCACTTTACCGCTGGTTCTTATCACGGATTGACTGGGTTCGTATTCTTAAACAACAGCGAAAGGAACGCACATGACACAAGACAATCAACAAGCATTGCTTGCTTTATACAACGCCAAGCAACAGGGAGACGCGCTCATACTTAGCAAGATGCTCAACGAGACATTGACCACAAGGCAGTTAGTTGCTATGCGCAAAAGGTACGTCGTATTTTGCCAAGACATAGCCAAAGCTGAGGCTCATTTCACCAACACCCCACAGAAACCAACGCTCGAGCAATGGATGAGCGCATGGAAGGAACAAGTATGAGTGAAGCAGATTGGATTCTCGAAGATTTAACTAATGCGTTGCGTTGGGCAATGTTTTACGCGGAGCATGGGCATGAAGCCATGCACCCAAAAGAAACCTATGCGAAAGACGGCAATGTAGCAATCAGCGTTGACAACGCTCGGCGGGCATTGTTGCTAGGTGAAGGCTACCTTGATTGGATTCGCGGTAAGCCCGAACAGCTTTCCGTGGAGGAAATGGCACGCGTACTCAATGTACGAACACAACGCTCAAATGGCGAACGCGCTATTGACAAAGTCTAATTTGTATGCTATAATCTACTTCAGTAGATTTTCAATGACAACGATAGTTAACAGAACTTATCGAATCCAGTTCGATTTGTTCAATCAGGGAGGTAGATTATGTTTACTCAGAAAGTACAAGAATACGATGATGTTGTAGGCGCTGCGCCCTCAAATTTCGACTGGCGTGCGTGCGTTCACTGCGGTGACGATGTACGCGTGGAGCGTTGGAACCTAGGTTTCAAACTCTGCATGATGTGCGGGGAAGATTCCGCACTTGCCGAGCGTGCCTCTTGGTGCGTGGTGCAACCATACGGCAAGGGTCCGTATATGCTCGTAACGGTGGAGTCTGCACCACAGACTTTGCTCGACACGAATCAGAAAAACCCCCGTTCGAACTAATCGAATTCAATTCGTTTTGTTCTTTTTTATCCTCACTTATCTAGGAAAAACCAAATGTCAGAACTATCTTTTAACCGCCGTATCAACTTCAACGAAGCGGTGGACTTGCTCATCAACAGCGGGCATAACTCAATACACCTTACTGGAGAACCCGGAGTTGGTAAGACCGCGATCCAAGATGTGATCGTCGCGAAGACCGGTTTCCACAAGGTGTATATCGACGGACCTAACACCGATGTGGGTCAAGCGGGTATGCCTATTCCCAACCATACGACGCGCACCTTGGACTTCTACCCTGCGGAGAACTTCAAGTTGCATCTCAACGAACCATGCGTAATCATGATCGACGAGTGGACAAAGACCGATGACTATGTGCGCAACACGCTACACCCACTGCTACACGAGCGACGCATGAGTGATCGTTATCTGCACCCTGAGTCGATTGTCTTTACTACTGGTAACAACGATGCCGATGGTGTCGGTGATCATGCCAAGGCACATACTCGTAATCGTCAGACATGGATGACTTACATGAAGCCAACTGCAGACGAGTGGCTAGTGTGGGCGGGCAACGCGGGCGTGGCACCTGAGATTCAAGCGTGGGTCAAGGAGTACCCGCACAGCATGGCGTCGTACATGGACGGTGGACAGAAAGAGAATCCGTACATCTTCAACCCAACGGACGCGAGTCAAACCGCGTTCTTCTCTCCTCGCTCTGCGTTCAAGGCATCGCATTGGGTCAATGTCCGTCACAACATATCAGAGAACTCGTTGATCTGTGCGCTGGACGGCACTATCGGCATCTCTGCATCGCGTGATCTGCAAGCATACATCTCGTTGTCAGACCAGCTCCCAACGCGTGAGTCTATCGAGCAGTCTCCTGATACAGCACCGATACCGACTAGCCCTGCGGCTCTTTGTATTCTTGCTTTTAAGGGTGTGATGGTGTGTACCCGTGAGTCATTCGCGGTGTGGTTGCGCTATGTCAAGCGTATGCCTAAAGAAACGCAAGCCGTCTTTATTAATTCTCTCTTAGAGATCAGCACCAAGAAGCAGTGGGCTATGGCGCATCCATCGTTCGTGACATGGGCTCGCGAGAACCAGTACATGTTCGCGGGATTGAAAGGGTAATCATGACTAGAAAAGTAACAACCAAACTTATGGAAATGGTAGACGAAGGCGTGCTTACATGGGAAAGCATCGCTATGGCTTGCCTTTGTTATATGTCTGAAGATCAAGTGTCCGACATGGCGCACGACAACGAGTTGTATACGCGCCAAGAAAGGGAAGAGGTAGAAGAATGAAACCTAACGAAATCTACGATGTGTTAGATCGCATCGGTGCGGAGTACGAGATCGTCGAGATATTGGAGGGCGTACGCGTCATCAATATTGAAGTCGAAGAACCTACCGAAGAGGACGAGGTCGAGGACGAACAAATCGAATTGGATTCGATAAATTCCGAGATCGAGATGGATGCCGACATTCGTGAACGCATCTATCACCACAGTATGCGCTTGGCTGACAACCTACGCATGATTAACATGAACGATGAGGCGCAGGACATGGAGGTGTTTGCGCTACGCCTTACTAGAGGAAGGGTAAGACCATGAGTGATATTGATATGGACAACTGGATGCAGGACTCGGGCATACCGCACGACAACGGCAAGATCAAATGGTTCGTTCTATCCCTGCAAGGTGAGTGCGGGAGTGGCGGGCATTATGTAGGTGAGTACGACATGACCAACTGGGAGGAAGGTTGGAAGCAGGTGTTCGCCAAAGCTGAATCGATAGCCGAATGGTATCTCGATGAGGGCGAGGGGTGGCATACGCTACGCGAAGACCAAGTGATCGACATGATGTGGAATGTATTCACTGCGCTACATGATGCTGGCTCTACCTTATTGGATGAGCATTGGGTTGATTGGGAACAGTACAAGAAAGATATGGAGGAACCCTGTGCGTAAAGACTATGACATTAGTTGGTTGGTTGGCATTGCCTTGTTCGTAGGCTTTGTCGTATTGGTGTTAGATATAACTATTTGGAGACCATGATGAATTGGAATCATAGAGTGATGAACTGCCCATCGGAGAACGGTGGTGAGGACTGCTTTCTTTTTAAAGAAGTCTATTACGACGACAAGGGCGTAGCCCATTCATACGGTAATCCGTTTATGGGTGGCGATACCTTTGAGGAATTGCAAGAGTTGGTCGACCGTTTCAAGACGGCACTTGGTAATCCTGTTTTACATGAGCAGGAGTTCGAGAATGATTGAAGTATCTATAACAGAGATAGCGTTGTTCGCGTGGGCGATCATCGCTACGGGCTACGCCCTTAGATTCAAGCATGATTCGCAAATGGGTAGACGCTTTATTCAAGCGTTACTCGAAGACGAAGAGTTGCGTGATAGGTTAATTACAGAGTACAAGGAGGTACAAAATGCTAGTTAAAGCAAGACTTCCCGCTGAGAAGCGGATAGAGGTAGTCCATGTGAGTTTGATGCGTGACCCCAAGTTCGCGTTGTTCGCTGGTCTATTCATGGTAGGCAAGATCACTATCGTAGAGAGTGAACATTACACAGCGAGCACCAACGGGCGCGACGCTAAGTATGGTCGCGCCTTTGTGGACTCTCTCACAGATAAAGAATTGGCTTTCCTTATCATGCACGAGAACATGCACAAGTGCTATCGTCATCTGACTACATGGCGTAAGTTGTGGGAAGTCAACGCGGGCATAGCCAACAACGCGTGTGACTTTGTTATCAATGTGCAACTGGTGGACATGGACCCCAACGAGACTTGTCTCGCGTTCCCTCGCGACAAGCAGTCGGGTGATCGTATCGGTTGTTTCGATGAGCGCTTCCGTGGCATGGACGCGAAGCAGGTGTTCGACATTCTCATGGATGAGTGCGAAGAACCCGAAGAGCCCGATGGTCCTGTCGGTCCGGACGGTCCTGATAACGGCGACGATGGTGATGACGGCGACGATGGTGACAAGGGCAAAGGAACAAAGCGAAAAGGTTTCGGAAAGTTCAAGGCTCTTGATGTGCACGAATGGGAAGATGCCAAGAACGGTATGTCCGAGGACGAGAAGAAGCAACTCGAGCGTGACATTGATCAGGTGTTGCGCCAAGGTGGTATCTACGCGGGCAAGGTCGGTGGGACTATGTCACGCGAGATCGGTGAACTACTCAAGCCAAAGATTGATTGGCGCGAAGTCTTGCGTCGGTTCATGCGTACTTCACTCAAAGATCGGGACTCCGCATCATGGCGTAAGGCGCATAAGAACTTCTTATGGCAGGACGTGATTCTCCCAAGCATATTGGGCAAGCGCGTGAAGTGGCTCGTCCTCGGTATGGACACATCAGGTTCGATTCAGGGGCAGCTCTTGACCGACTTCCTATCAGAGATGAATGGGTGTTTGGCAAGCATCGGCGCTGATCGTGTTGATGTTATCTATTGGGACGCCGAGGTAGCCGGACATGAGACCTACAAAGGTAACACCAAGAACATTGTGCATCAGACTAACCCCAAGGGTGGTGGCGGTACTGACCCCGATGTAGTGGTGGACTTCATGCAAGAGAAACGCATGACCCCCGATGCACTCATCATGCTGTCGGATGGGTTTATGCACACCAACAAGCAGAAGTGGGCGGCTATCAAAGCGCCTACCCTGTGGTGCATTCTCGGTAATGACAAGTACGAGGTCCCCAATGGACAGAAACTTGTTATCCGATAGTGACCCGATGGTTGAACGCATCCATCATGCAAATACTCTTTGCACGGTGGGGCAGACTAACTTTGCGATGCGCCTAAACCCTGCGGGCATGGCGCTCATCAAGGAGATAGACCCAACTGCTTATACACACAACATGTATGACCACTATCATTTGTTTGCTAAGGCGCGATTTGATCTTGGGTTACCCAAGTTCGATACGCTCGAAGGCTTTCAGAAGTTGTGGGATTACTGCGCGGACATAGCCAAAGCTGAGGGCAATGATGGTTTCAGCGCGGTGTCGACCGCGAGTAGTTTTATTTCGCACGGCTTCCCATACGAAGTCTATTGTAGTAACGACAGCCCGTTAGTCGGGTGGTTCCTTGTATTAGGAGAGAGAAATGGATGAAGAAGTAATCTTGAATGTAGGTAGTAGTAGGTTCTTGCTTACTATGGGCGAGGCTATGGAGGTAGCCCGCGTCCTCAACTCGTGTCAACGCGTTGGGAGTAAGTGGGGCAAGAATTGTTCGCTGACTGTTGTAGAGAAGCCAAGCAACGAGGCGTGTTACATCGCACCGATGACTGGCATCTTTCGCATGGAGCTTGATGCAAACGCAAAGACTATTGAAGAGGAGACCAAGAAATGATGAAGCCTACACAAGGCTACTCAGTAGCCCTTAACAAAGAAACATACGACCTGCTTCAAGAGGTCAAGACCGCCCTCGTCGACAGACTAGGGTTCGAGCCGACTAACGGACAAGTGGTGCGCCATTTGATCGCAGTCTTCTTCAACGAAACGAACTAACCGAAAGGAATTCGATATGTTCGACATAACCAGTAAGGAATTTTATTACATGAACACCTTTGGTATCAAACCACTCGCTAACTACGATGAAGCGTTGGCACACTACAACAGCGTAGCCCCGATACGCGGTAAGACTGTGCGCCCACTCGGTATACGCCGTCATCACCCATCTGCTTCTATCTCATACGATGGGACGACAGGTGATGTGCAACTCAACTACCTTGGGTTCCCTCTCATGGTGTGGCACAACGCGGGTGGGTTCACGCTGAACGCCCCGTACCATTACTCGGGGTTTACTGTGCACACGCTACACAACTACCTACCTAACCCCATGTTCTTTCAATGGAACAAAGGGCGCTTGATTGTGAGACTGAGTGATGTTGGCAAGAGTATTGTCTTGGATAAGCGCGGGTCGTTGAAGTTCATCATGACGGAAACGGGCTACGACTTGGAGTCCTATCCTAAAGAATACAACTATCGTAAGCGACCCAGAATCACGAAGAAGATCGGGGCGAAGTACCAACCATTCATAGATTGGGTAGCCTTAGTCATGTCCATTGATAACAAACAGAGTGAGTTCAAGGATGAGACTGAGTCTGCTCACAACAGATTGCGTGTGGCGTGTGGGTACAGACCATCGGCTTGGTACGACGAGAAGTATCGTAAACATTACAGCAACCTTAGTTACGACGACCCGTTTCGTAAAGAGTTCAGCTACGACATGTGCACACTTGACGAACTACCCCTGCCTCGCAAGCATAGGTACGGCAAGCATTGGAGTCATATGCAGAGTGCCAAACTCTTACTCGATTGGATTTCGGGGACTGAGCCAACCGAGGATTGGTCGTGGGCTTTGTATGTGTTACTCAGACAGGGTGGCACACAACAGCACGAGTACCGACACAACATGTCACCCATCTACACACTATCGTTCCAAGGCGATGACTTGACTAACTATATTGAAGAACTGATCTGCGTCGTGTATGCGGATGAGGTATTCATCGAAGAGCAACTAGAGGAGGGAGTTGTCCCATCTAAGAGCAACAGGCACTATGTAACGGAGCCTGCCCTAAGCGAACAAAGCGAATCGAATTCGATAAGTTCATAACCAAACTATCTTGGAGAAATATATGTCTAATATGATTGCACCACCGGTTTCATTATCGTCAATGGCTATGCTAGTTGAACTACGCATCAGCACTTGGACTGCGCGTAAGCGTGACAAGGAGACAACTGCTGATCTGAATACAGCGAAGGAGGCGTCGCAAGACGCGAGTTCTGTTTACAAGTACCTCATGGCGGGCAGTGATCACCTCGACAAGATCGAGAAGTACGCCGCCAAATGCCGTGCATGGAATGGCACACAGACTTTGCCTTGGATGAAAGGCGTTGGCTTGCTACCGATGGAGAACTTCTTCTCGTATCGTGAGCAACTGGGTACGATGGAGAACAACTTTGACAGACTAGTAGCTGAGTTCATCACTGCTTACCCTACGCTAGTCAACGCACAAGCGTTCAAACTCGGCAAGTATTTCGATGCGTCAGAGTTCCCAACTGCGGAGTCTCTGCCACGTCGTTTCAAGTTTATCGCTAACTTTCTCCCTGTTCCAGAGAAGGGTGACTTCCGCCTCCAATGTGAGGACAGAGTACGCCAAGACCTAGCCGACCAGTACGAGAAGGTATACAACGACAAGTTAGCTGAAGCAATGCGTGACCCTTGGGAGAGACTGCATGAGTTACTCACAAAGATGAGTGATACATTGACGGACTCACCAGATGGCAAGCGCAAAATCTTCCGCGACTCTATCGTCAACAACGCGGTAGGCTTGTGTGATCTGCTCACGCGTTTGAATGTAACCAAGGACCCCGAGCTCGAGAAGGCTAGACGAATGCTAGAGCATACGGTGTTGGGCATTGACCCCGAAGACCTACGCAAGATACCGAGTGCTCGTCAAGAGTTGAAGTCTAGCGTGGACGAGATCATCAATAAATTTAATTGGTAAGGAACCTATATGAAACACGAAGTAACTATCAATCTTAGCGTCACCGTAGCGGGTGATGATGTTGATTGGAAAGAAAACCTTGCGGGCGCAATCATGAACTTATCGTTTCATGTAGCAGACCTAGAGCCCGTTGTTAGTAATGGGGCAATCTTCCCTATCGGTGACAGGGGTGATGTAGATACAGGCACATTCAAGTTTCTCTTGCATGGGTGCGTTAGCAAAGAAGTACAGGATGAGATGCAGAATAGAAAGGAAGAAGCATGACTGCATTTGTAAACATTCGTATGACCGACCCAAAGGTGTTGGTTGACCCACGCCTCAAGGTGCTAATCGATAAGCTAGTAATGCTTAACCCGAAACTTGTATTCATTCAACCGAAGCAGGTTAGCGAGTTCGAGTACGACGTGTCTTTTAACTTCTCTAAAGCCAAAGAGAAGTACAAAGCCCCCGATGATTGCAAATACATCCGCACTATGTCGGTATACGAAGACAACGAGAAGGTGGGCGTTGTCGGCGTAGACCAAGACAGTAGGGGTGACGAAGGGTTTATCTACACCGTGTCAAACTGGCGGATAGATAAGGCTCGCGGGCGACGCAATACTACTACGACTAAGAAGATAGATGTAGCGGTGCGTGAGTGTAAGAAGACATTCAAGAAGCGCAACATCCTAGAGTTGTACGACAAGGGGCATGACGATGCAATCCTCGCGGTTAACCGTGCGAGTCGTGATCTAACTAGCCCTATCTCCGGCTCGCAACTACTACGCAACAGCACAAGTGTTCAGCTAGTAGCGTACTGCATGGCTAACAATCTACCGTTCGATCACAAGGAATTGGTTGATACACACGGCAAACTTAAGTCTCAAGAGTATGGCGAAGCCGTGGACAAATACTTACTGGCTATGGAGGTATCACGCGCTGACAAAATGGCTGTGGTTGATGTAGGCGGTAGGTTTGCGTACAAGACTATGGTTGAGGGGGAGTCCGATGTTCAACTGGTAACCAAGGAGTACGAAGAGTTATCACAGAACATGCAGGACAAGATCGCAGTCCTACAACTTATGCAGGATAACGAGATGGTTAGGAATGTAGGCTTTCGAGCAAAAGCTGGTGTGTTCTTACTTGTCCGATAACAACTTATAGTATCTATTCACGACCCGCCAAGTGCGGGTCTTTTTTTGTCCGCGAACAAATCGAAACTAATTCGATATGTTCTAAACAGTAAGTGTTTCCCCTAATAAAATAGTACTTGACTTTGTCTAATATAGTCACTACATTAGTATCTCAAAGGGGAGAGAAGTGGCATCTACACCAGAGAAGAAAGTAAAAGATAAAGTAGTTGCTTTGCTCAAGCAACATGGTGCATACTACTTCTTTCCTGCCACCTATGGTATGGGTCGCGCAGGTGTACCCGATATTATAGTTTGTTATCGCGGGCTATTCGTAGCCGTCGAATGCAAAGCGGGCAAAGGAAGAACAACTGCGTTACAAGAAAGAGAACTCGCAGCGATAAGAAAAGCGAACGGTGTAGCCGTCGTTATAAACGAAACCAACATAGATTTGGTAGAGAAGATTTTAAACACTATCGAGAAAGAGAACAAACATGCTAGAGCAATTCCTACGGGCGAGGCTCCCTGAGCAACTCGTTGCGTTAATCGAGAACCTCGAACAAAACCCCGATGCCAGTCACCTCGTTAAGATAGACAGATTTTTAGCCCACGACGAGATCGAGATCACCAAGTTCGAGCGTTGGATGCTTAGACGAGTGCGTCGCAAGGTGGCAGATATAGCCCGTCGCGATGCAACATTGCAACGCGCAATGGCGATCGTTATCAACGTGCCCGAAGATAAAACTGTTCGGTATGACCCCAATACTTTCATGATAAGCACCGCTACTGGGCGCTCGCTTTTACAACAAGCGCAGAACACTTGGGCTGACCCACGCGCAATCATTGGCAACGCTAAGACTTTGTATTAAATGATCACTATCGACTTTGAGACTTACTACTCGGCTGACTTTTCTCTCACGAAAGTCACAACGGAGGAGTATGTGCGCAGTGATTTGTTTCAAGTGATCGGGGTAGCTGTCAAGGTGAACGACGCCCCTACCGAATGGTTCAGCGGGTCGCACGAAGAAACGGCTGAGTGGCTCGCGGGCTTCGATTGGCACAACCACTTCGTGTTAGCCCATAACGCTATCTTTGATGCCGCCATCCTCTCATGGGTTTTCGGTCAGCGCCCAAAGGCATGGCTGGATACGCTATCTATGGCTCGTGCCACGCTAGGACCGAATGCCAAAGTGGGTCTAGGTGCACTGGTTGAAGAGTTTGGTTTGGGTATGAAAGGGCTTGAGGTCAACGATGCCAAGGGTAAACGACTAGAAGATTTCTCTGTTGAGGACTTGACAGCGTATGGTGGCTACTGCGTCAACGACGTGGAGTTAACCTATAAGCTATTTAAGGAACTCGACGCCTCGTTCCCCATCAGAGAGAAGCGACTCATAGACATAACCATCCGTATGTTCAGCGACCCGTTGTTGGAGTTGGACGCGGACAAACTGCAGACTCACCTTGCTGAAGTACAGACACGCAAGGAAAAGCTGTTCACTGAATCAGGCATCACCAAGGAAGTGCTTAACAGTTCAGCCAAGTTCGCTGACCTACTGATACAGAACAAAGTGTTTCCCCCGAGAAAGATGAGCCTCACGACGGGCAAGGAAACCTATGCATTCGCAAAGAGTGATCAGGAGTTCACCGAACTATTGAATCACCCGAACCCCGACGTGCAAGCCATAGTTGCGGCTCGTCTCGGTGCGAAGTCGACGTTGGAGGAGACAAGGACAGAACGCTTTATAGAGATAGCCAAGCGCGGACCAATCCTAGGTTCAATCAAGAGGATGCCTATCCCTTTGAAGTATTACGCCGCCCACACAGGGCGTTGGGGTGGCTCGGACAAAGTCAACCTGCAGAATTTGCCTAGTCGTGGCGAAGCGGGCGGGAAACTCAAGCGGTGCATCGTCGCACCTCGCGGGCATGTCATCATTGATTGCGACTCGTCACAGATTGAAGCCCGTGTATTGGCGTGGCTGGCGGGGGAAGTGACGCTACTCGAGCTATTTGCTGACGGGGCTGATGTATACAAGTACATGGCGGGTCGTATATATGGTAAGTTTGATTCCGACGTTACCCCCGAAGAACGATTTATTGGTAAGACCACTGTGCTCGGTGCGGGCTACGGCATGGGCGGTGTGAAGTTTCAAGCGCAACTTGCCAACATGGGCAAGAACGTGGACTTAGATATGTGTAAGTTCATTATCAAGTCATACCGAGCCAGTAACCCGCGAATCGCGGGGTGGTGGAATCACCTCAACACCGTGTTGGTAGCCCTTATCTCAGGTAAAGAACACCACGTAGACAGAGTTGGACTCATGCAGACAACACCATTCACAGGTATTGCTTTACCTAATGGGTTGTACCTCAACTACCCCGATCTCACCCGTACAAGCAATGGTGAGTTCTCGTACCAAACACGGGCGGGGCGTAACAAGATATACGGCGGGAAGGTTGCCGAGAATTTATGTCAGGCGGTTGCTCGTTGCATCATCGGAGAACAGATGGTCAACATTGAGAAGCGTTATAGGGTCGTGCTCACCGTCCACGATGCCATAGCTTGTGTAGTTCCAGTAGACGAGGCAGACGAAGCTCGTGCGTACATTGAAGAATGTATGCGCACACCTCCAAAGTGGGCCGTTGGACTACCCCTTAACTGTGAGTCAGGAATGGCTCAAAACTATGGAGATTGCTGATGACTAAATTACGCCCTTTGGGTAACCGCCGCTCAATAAACATAGGCGGGCTGGTCATGAACGTGCGAGAAGGCACGGGTAGTATAAAGATAGCGCCTGAGTTCTACCTCATGGACAGCAACACACAACTCAACTTGTTGGACGACTGGATTAACTCGTTGGAAGCCCTGTACAACGTAGAGATCAAACAAGCTGGAACCTTACGCGAACAACTAAACCTACCTACGCGGCGGCGTATAAAACACATCCGACAAATCGAAAAGGACTACGAATGACAAAACCCCTCACATGGTCGTACAGTAGTCTGGCGCTGTATCAACAGTGTCCGAAAAAATACTATCACTTAAAAGTAGCGAAGGATATTAAAGAGGAACTGGGTGAAGCTATCATTTTTGGCAACGAGATTCACAAGGTTGCCGAAGAGTACGTAGCTAAGGACAAACCTATTCCAGAGAAGTACAGAGGCATTGAGCCAGCACTCAAAGCACTGAAGGACATGGAGGGCGAGAAGCTATGCGAGAACAAACTAGGTTTGACCATTGACTTCGAGCCATGCGGGTTCTTCGATAAGAAAGTATGGTGGCGTGGCGTTGCTGACATCATCATATTGCAGGGCGACACGATTCTTACTGTTGACTACAAGACGGGCAAGAAGAGCAAGTACGCAGACCTCAAGCAACTTGAGATTCTTGCGCTGGCGTTGTTCAAACACTATCCACAAGTCAAACGCGTCAAGGCAGGACTGCTGTTCTTGTTTGCCGATGACTTCATCAAGACTGTTTACTCAGCCGATTCGCAATCTACGTTGTGGACCGACTGGGTTTCAGATGTTGGGCAATTAGAGACCTCCGTCATCAACGACGTGTGGAACGCTAAACCCAACTTTACCTGTCGGGGCTGGTGCCCTGTTCATTCATGTGATCACAATCAAGGAGCTAAGTAATGGTTAAAAAATTAAAATGGATTAGTAACGCGCAAAAGATTCGCGACTACGTTGCCAAACACGTTGGTGCAAAACCAAAAGATATTGCTGCGGCATTAAATCTAAATACGCAATACGTCTATCAGGTGTTGCACAAGATGAAACCCAAAAAGATATTTGTCACGGCTACGGAAGCAAAAATTGCTAGAAGGCTAGGTGTCAAGATCGAGGACTACGCTGAACAAAGAGGCTTATTGTTTAAGCAACGTATGCAGAGCTCGATAGAACGACCTGCACCCGATATAGTTGCTCAGCATCACACCGACATGGTCAATCACCCACCACACTACAAAGCGGGCGGTGTTGAGACTATCGACTTCATCGAAGCCAAAGAGTTGGGCTACCACCTTGGCAACGTAGTGAAGTACGTAAGCCGTGCTGATCACAAAGGCAACAAGTTGGAGGACTTGAAGAAGGCGCAGTGGTACTTGGCTAGAGCGATTGAAAAGCTGTAAAGCGGGAGGGAAATTATGGAGGAGGCTAAAGCGACTAGAGCCGCCAAAGTTAAGGCTTGGCGGGAAGCTAACAAAGAATCGCTGAAAGAGAAGAACAAGGCTTGGCGGGAAGCTAACAAAGAAGTGCTGAAGGAAAAGCGGCGCATATATTTGGAAGCTAACAACGAAGAGGTAAAGGCGCGATTAAAAGCATATCGAGAAGCTAACAAGGAAAAACTAAAAGAGCAAGACAAGGCTAGATGGGCGGGTCGTGAGGACGAGTTACTTGAGCGTAGAAAAGCGTATTACCTAGCTACAAAAGAAATACAAGCCCCAAAAAGAAAGGCGTATCGAGATGCAAACAGAGAAACAATACGAGCAAAGAACAGAGCGTGGGAGCAAGCTAACAAGGAGTATGGACGCGAGTATCAGAAGGCGTGGACAGAAGCTAATAGAGAGCATGTAGCTGAGCGTAGTAGAAGGTACCACGAAGCAAACAAGGAACAGAACAACGCAAGACGTAGGGCGTACCACGAAGCCAACAGGGAACGTGAGTTGGCAAGACGTAAGGCTTGGCGGGAAGCTAACAAAGAACACGTTAAAGCGTATGCCGCGGCAACTAAAGAAAGGAGAAAAGAATGGAATCAAGCTAACAAAGAAAAAGCCAAAGCACAAGCTAAAGTACGAGTGGATGCACGCCGTAAGGCTAATCCCGAAATGTTCAAAGCAAAAGGCAAACGACGAATTGCTAGAGCACCAGATTCATACATTAGAAAATTGTATAAATCTGAAGCGATGACACCCGAGTTACTCGAGGCGGCACGCATGAGACTTTTTATTAAACGTAAACTATCGGAGTTTAAAAATGAAACACATCAGTGAATTAACAACAGAACTGTCCGCTCTCTATGATGGACTCAAGAACGGCTCTATTGACGTAAAGATTGCCACCGAAATGAACAACACTGCGGGCAAGATAATTAACGCTCAGCGTGTACAGCTAGAGTATGCAGAGTTACGTAAAGAGCAACCCGACATTGACTTTATGAAGACTAAAGCTAAGAAGAACGCATGAGAGTAGAAGAAGACGATGACATCCAAGACTACAAGCGACCTTGGGTTGGTTTGTCTGAACAAGACATCAACGAACTTAAATTTAACCTACCCGACCTCTACTACTGGGTTGATGTAGTCAGAGCAACGGAAAAAAGATTGAAGGAGTTGAACACATGAAATACGAAGACATCAAAGACTTCTATCAACGCTGTGATGAACACCCCGACCATCAAAGTGGAATGATTAACAACTCAATGATTCAACAGCGGTTACATGAAGAGATTGACGAACTGCGTGAGTACATTGAAGCCAAACTCAAGGAGAACACATGACACACGAGCTAATTTCTAAGTTAACAGAGATGTTGGAAGTTCAAACCAAACTGACTGAGACGGCGGTAGATATGCTCAAGCCAGCAGTAGATGCGGCGTATCAGAAAGGGTACGCTGATGCAATGGGGTGGAAGACACAAAACCATCTTGAACACTTGCCCCCACAGGAGAACACATGACTAAACGAGAAACCATAGTGGCATTCATTAAAGATATGTTGCGACCAAGAACGCTAAAAGAAATCATTGATATAGAGATGCGTGATGCAACTATATCCAAGATGCAAGCAGAGAAGTCGCTTGAGTATGCAATGAGCGTTGTTGACTACAACCGTCAGCGCATTCGTAGGCTGCAAGAGAAACTTTTAGAGATAGGAGAAAAAGATGCTTGAAACAATCGCATGGGCAGTCTTATTGATATGCCTCGGTGGGGTGGTAGTAGTGGTAGTTGCGGTATCAATATTTATGTTGGGGAGCGTTGACGATGAAAAAAGATGAAATGATTTCTGTGCTTTCCATAGCGGGCGCGGACTCAAGAACTATCGATGCTATGGCTGAAGCCTATGACATGGGGCTTGAGTATGGAGCCAAAGGGTATACGCACTTAACAGGCGCAATCGAAGTCGCAAGAAATGTATGTTTACATGTGAACCTCGGTCAAATTGATGAAGCCCAAGAAGATACAAGGTTGTTTTGGGAGCACCTTGATAAGTTGAAGGATATGGAATGAAGTGCCCGACGTGCGGAGCATGGACGCTAGTTAAACAAACAACAACATCGCCCACATTTGGGTATACACGAAGGAGAGAGTGCGCTAATGAACACAGATTTACAACCCAAGAAGTCGTTGTCCCGCAAGAGGCAATTGATGAGGAACGCAGAAATAATATCGCAAATAACCTCGAACGACTGGAATCCATTCGAGCGAGCAGACCCAAAGCTGCTAGAAAAAGTAAAACAAGAATTTACTAAACATCACTACGAGGAAGCACTGCTATGACAACATTTATAGACTACGCGTCACCCATGATGCGGATTGAAAAGCTATTGAAAGAGATGCACAATCAGCTATTAGACCGTGAGATAAACACGGCTTCTGAGCTGTGCCTTATCTTGGTAGCTGAGGCCCGCGTTCTCCAAAATACCTTAATCATCATGAAGGAAAAAGAAGATGCCTTACGTAAACAAGCCCCGACCCTACAAGACAGAGTATGAACAACAAAAAGCTAGAGGTGAGTTGCCTGACCGGATGGAGCGCCAGCGTGCCCGAAGAAAACTTGACGCCAAAGGTGTTGACCGAAGCGGCAAAGATGTTGCACACGTCAAGGCTCTATCTAAAGGCGGAAGCAACAAGAACGGAGTCCGACTTGAAGCCCCCAGCAAGAACCGCTCATTCAAACGAAACCCTGATAGTTCAATGAAATAACATGCAGATACTAGCCGACCACACACTTGTGGTTAAAACTAAATACCCTGCGCGTATCACGCAGACAATCCCCGACAGCGAGGTTGTCATGAACTACGGTGACGGGCGGTACGAGGTTGCTGTGAAGTGGAATCTTCCGGCAGCACGCGTACTAAGCCAGTACATGAAGCATGTGCCGTCGCCCATCAAGCGTGATTACAAGTGGCCTCGCCCTATGGGGTTTGAGCCATTCGACCACCAGCGTGAAACATCGTCGTTCTTGTCTTTGCGCAAGCGGGCGTTTTGTTTCAATGAACAAGGTACGGGCAAGACCGCCTCAGTAATTTGGGCGGCTGACTACCTGCTCAACGCGGGCGTGATCAAGCGCGTCTTAATCGTGTGCCCTTTGTCTATCATGCAGAGCGCATGGCAACAGGACTTATTTAAGTTTGCCACACATCGCCGTGTAGACATAGCGTACGGTGATACTAAGAAGCGATTGAAAATAGCTAAGAGTAACGTCGACTTCGTAATCATTAACTATGACGGCATCCCTGCTATTGCGGAAGAGACTATCAAGACGGGCATGTTTGACCTCATCGTCATTGACGAGGCTAACGCGTACAAGAACGTACAGACTAGACGCTGGAAACTCATGAACAAGTTGGTGACCGACAAGACATGGTTGTGGATGCTTACTGGAACACCAGCCGCGCAATCTCCTATGGATGCTTACGGTTTAGGTAAGCTGTGCGCTCCTGAGCGTGCGCCTAGATTCTTTGGTGACTTCCGCGAGTCAGTCATGCAGAACTTCGGTATGTATCGTTGGGAGCCACGCCCTGATTCAGAGAAGACTGTGCATGAGATGTTGCAACCCGCTATCCGCTTCTCCAAAGCAGACTGCTTGGACTTGCCACCTGTTACGCACGTATTCCGTGATGCCCCACTTACGCCCACGCAACGAAAGTATTACCAAGAACTCAAGAATCAGATGCTTTTGGAGACAGCGGGCGAAGAGATCAGCACAGTCAATGCCGCCGCACGTATGACCAAATTACTACAAATATCTTGTGGTGCAGTTTATAGCGACAGCGGAGCCGTGGTGCACTTTGATGTATCCGAAAGACTACGCGTAGTAGAAGAAGTTATTAATGAAACTAGCAACAAAGTTCTTATCTTTGTTCCGTTTCGTCATGCTATAGAGTTGGTACATGAATACTTAACTAAAGCGGGTATAGCCGCAGAGGTTATTCATGGTGATGTTGGTATGCGTTTACGTTCAGATACGTTTAAGCGATTCCAAGAGAAGTCAGAACCAAAAGTTCTAGTCATCCAACCACAAGCCGCATCACATGGGGTAACCCTTACTGCGGCGGACGTTATCATCTGGTACGCTCCTGTTACTTCGACAGAAACATACTTGCAAGCTAACGCTCGTATTGATCGGCCCGGTCAGAAAAACAACATGACGATCGTGCATATAGAAGGTAGCCCAATAGAGAAGAAACTTTATCGAATGCTACAAAGCAACATAACAAATCACAACAAAGTGATTGATCTTTACAAAAAAGAATTGGCTGACACTTGACAAAGTCTAATTTAGCCATATAATATAGGTTCACTACAAAAGGAGTTTTTATGGATGAGAGCATAGCTGACACTGAAACAGTCGCCGACCTATCAAATAGGTACGTCGATATTCGCAATGAGCGCGAAGCAAAAAAAGAAGTTTTTGAGGAGGAGGACAAGGTTTACTCAGACCAACTTTCTGAGATCGAATCGAAGCTCATCGACATCATGCTTGCTGAAAACACGACAAGCATGTCTACTGAAAAATACACAGTCATCAAGCGCGTGACCAAGCGTTACAACCCAACAAACTGGGATGCTGTATATCGTTTAGTTGATAAATACAAAGCGTACGGCGTACTGCACAAACGCGTCCACGATACCAACATGAAAGATTTTCTGGAGCAACATCCAGATGAGTACCCCGAGGGTCTCAACGTCGACAGCCGTTACGCTGTTACTGTCAAACGCAAGCCATCACTTTAAGGAGAAATAAGATGAGCAACATCACTACTACATTCCGCGAGAACCTGCCAGAGCATTTGCAAAATGTGAAGCTGGACGATTTCACCCAAGCCTTCAAATCATCAGGTGGGAGCATGAAGCGCATCACACTGCGCGGGCGTGTCTTCCGTCTCGTTGACGGCGGCAAAGAGATTGCCAAGAACACTGACCCACACATGGACGTCGTTATCGTCAACGGTAGCAAGTCTGTGCAGAAGGCTTACTACGGCGCTGAGTACAACGCTGAAGAGACTTCTATCCCTGACTGCTGGTCTAGCGATGGTGAGCGCCCTGACGCTGACGTTGCTGACCCACAAGGTCAGAACTGTAAAGAGTGCCCCAAGGCTATCAAAGGCTCAGCCGGTGCGGGTCGCGCTGCTTGCCGTTACTCATGGCGCTTAGGTGTCGTGCTCCGCAACAATGTGGGCGGCGACATATTTCAACTTATCCTGCCACAGAAATCTCTGTTTGGTCAGGGCGATGTTGAGCACATGCCTTTCCTCCAGTACGCCAAGTATGTTGCGCAGTCGGGCTACAACTTGAACATGCTGACAACCCGCTTGACGTTTGATACCGACAGCGACTTCCCTAAGCTGGTGTTCACGCACGCTGAGTTCCTCGACAAAGAGACTTACACGACGTGCATCAAACAAGGTGAGTCACAGATCGCTGTTAACGCTGGCAAGCTGAACTTCAGCAAGAAGGCAGAGGCTATTGCGTCTGCACCCTATATCCCTAAGTTAGTCGCACCTGCGGGCAGTGCCGCCGCAGAGATCGTGGCACCCAAGGAAGAAGAGATCGTTACGCCTACCGTGCGCTCTGATAAGAAGAAAGAAGAAGCCCCACCAAAGGTCAAGCAGAATCTCAGCGCGTTGATCGACGAATGGGGCGATGACGAAAAATGATTGGCTACTCTCAAAGAGTCGTAAGGACTAATAAAGAAGCCGATCAAAAGAACCTTGGAGTGCGCCTTGGCAAGTTTTGTATTGCTAGGGACATTCCGGTTACCGATGTAATGTCGTACTTTGACGTGACCAAGCAAACAGTTTACAACTGGTTCTATGGCATCAGTCGTCCAAGCCTACAACATGGTCGTATGATCGACAGCTTTTTTCGGTCCTTATCCAAAGGTTCTGGGGGTAACTAGCTCGACGGAGCGAACGGGGTGTCCGTCAGCCCCCGTTACCCCCTTTCTTCTTCTGACGTGCGGGACAACTTATGACGGATGTTCGATTACTTGAGGCTGTAGTACCTAACCTTGCAGAAGGTTGGTACTGCGTCTTGGGTTTAAAAAATGGGAAGTTTGTATCCCAAGAGCACTACAAAACACTAGCCGAAGTCGCGGTTGAATCTGATCGCTTAGTTGCGGCAGAGGCCGATGCGTTCTACGCGTGCGGGCGCTTTATCACTGATGAGAACCGAGATGCTGACAACTGCGGTTGGATGCAATCGTTTTTCCTAGACATTGACTGCGGAGCAGATAAGGCTACGCCAGACAAGTACGGGCGTATCAAGGGCTACATTGATCAAGCCACGGGCATGGATGCGCTCAAGGATTTGTGCAAGACACTCAGCCTACCGCGCCCATCTATCGTCAACTCAGGGCGTGGCTGGCATGTCTACTGGACGCTGACCGAACCCGTAGAGCGGGACAAGTGGCAACCTGTGGCGAACACGTTCAAGGCTTTATGTCTGCAACACAAGTTCATAGTTGACCCAGCCGTACCTGCGGATGCCGCCCGTATCTTGCGTATCCCCGGAACTAAGAACTTCAAGGACACACCGCCCCACGACGTAACGCTGATGCACCTAGCACCACCGATTACGTTCGAGGAGTTTGCTGACAAGCTGGGACCAATCACTCCGGTGAAGCCTCACACGCCAACTAAAGAATTAGATGATTTCACGAGAGCAGTAATAGGGAATAGGCAGTCTCGCTTCAAGACCATTCTGATGAAGACTGCTGAGGGCAAGGGTTGTGCACAACTGCAGAACGTCATTGACAACCAAGACACCATTGAAGAACCGTTATGGCGGGCGGGGCTTTCCATAGCCCAGCATTGCGTAGACAGAGATGTAGCCATACACGCCATATCCAAGAAGCACCCGCAGTACGACCCCGCCGAGACTGAGCGCAAAGCCGCTAAGACCAAGGGTCCTTACACCTGCGATACCTTTGACTCCTTTGCCCCAAACATCTGCTCCAACTGTAGCCATCGCGGGCATATCAAATCTCCGATCGTCATCGGGCATGAGATCGCCAAGTCCGAAGAAGGCGCGGAGATCAACTATGCGACCAACCCAGCGGTGGCATCCATAGCCTCAACCACGACGGGGTTCAAAGTACCCAAGCTCCCAAACAAATACTTTCGCGGCAAGAACGGTGGTATATACAAGAACGTAAAAGACGAAGAATCGGAAGATGGTGGCATGGGCGTTGTCCTTGTCTATGAGTACGACCTATTCGTTATCAAGCGGCTATTTGACCCTATGCAGGGCGAGACAGTCTTGATACATCTGGCTTTGCCCAAAGATGGTGTTAAAGAATTTTCCCTTACGTTGGTAGATGCGCTTAGTAAAGAAGAACTACGTAAGGTGCTTTCGTTCCAAGGCGTTATTGCCATGCAGCTACAGATGAACTTGATTCTCGAGTATCTCGTGCAGTGCGCAAAGGAACTGCAGGTATCAAACGAGGCAGAAATGATGAGATTACAATTTGGATGGGCTGACGAAGACTCTAAGTTTATTCTGGGCGACCGAGAGATCGGCCCTAGCTTCATTCGGTATAGCCCGCCGTCTAAGGCTACCCGTGAAGTGGCTCACGCCCTGCGCCCTGCTGGTACGCTGGAGGACTGGAAAGACATCATCAATGTTTACAACATGTCTGGCTTTGAGCCACATGCCTTCGCTGTGTTCACGGCATTTGGTGCGCCGCTACTGAAGTTCATGAACCTCAAAGGCGGCATCATTAACCTAGTCAACAACCGCTCAGGTACGGGCAAGTCCACCATTCTGCAGGTTATGAACAGCGTATGGGGGCATCCTGATTATCTGATGCTCCAGTGGCGGGATACGTTAAACGTGAAGCTACACCGCATGGCTGTGATGTGTAACCTGCCAATCGGTGTGGACGAGATCACTAAGATGAGTGGCGACGACTTCTCCGACCTAGCCTATAGCGTTACCCAAGGCACACCACGGCGTCGTATGAAGGCGTCTGCCAACGAAGAGCGCGAGTCCCAAGGCTTTTGGGCGACCATGATGGTCAGCACATCTAACTCTAGTATGACTGACAAACTGGAGTCGCTGAAGTCTACGTCTGAAGGTGAACTGATGCGCTTGTTGCAGTACAGGATTGACCCAACCAATAACCTAGACAAGGCCACAGCTAAGCATATCTTCGGTCGGCTCAACAGCAACCACGGGTTAGCGGGTTTACCCTATGCCCAGTATTTGGTGCAGAACCTAGAAGAAGTCGTTGATATGGCGTTGCGTATGCAACTCAAATTCGATGCCGCAGTAAAGATTGAGACTCGTGAACGCTACTGGTCGGGCATGGCGGCGGCTAACTTTACTGGCGCTCTGGTCGCTAAGAAGTTAGGGCTTCACGACATAGACGTCAGACGCGTCTACGACTGGTCAGTCAGTGAAATCTCAGGTATGCAGAATGCTACACGCCTGACCTTTGAAGACTACGCTACCGTGGTGGGTGAGTTCTTACTCAAGCACAACGTGAATACGCTAGTCTGCAACCGTCACAGCACGTCCCGCTCCGGTATAGCCGCTTCACCTATCGTTAGCCCCAAGGGATCGCTGATGATTCGCTACGAGCCTGACACCAAGAAGATATTTATCGTGCGCCAAGCATTGAAGGACTTCTGCGTAAGCCGTCAAGTTACGTTCATGGACCTGCTCGAAGGCTTGAACAAGACCGGCGCATTTATAGCTGAGGTGCGCACTCGCTTAGATATGGGTATGGAGATGACCGTCCCGCCCGTAGTAGCCCTAGAGTTTGACGCTGACTTGCTGGGCATCGAACCTCCAACTGCTGGCGATGCGGATTGAAGGCATAACCTACAAACTTAACTGGCTGGAGTTCACCGTAGGTAGCTCCTTCTTTGTGCCGTGTCTCAATGACAGAGAAGCACGAGAGCTTTTAGAGCGTAAGCTGAAGCGTCTTAATTACGCCACATCTATTAAGCTAGTAATAGAGGATGGGATAAGGGGATTACGGGTCTGGAGAATTAAGCGTTAGAATCCGCTTGCAACTTGCAGTTGCTCTCTCCTTAGATAGTGATTAGCCCCGCCTTAAACAGCGGGGCTTTTTTTCACTGGTTAGCTAAGTAGTCTTGTTGAGACAGTTGGGCTCGTAGACGCGGGTCTATGTACATACCATGATCAGTCTGCACGCCCTTCTTAATTCTATTTTTAATAGAACTAATAATTGAACTTGCAGGAATAGCTACCGTTACGTGCTTCTGATTGAACTCCATAATCTTGTCGAAGGCTTTCTCATTTGCCTCTACATCGTTTGACATAAAAGTCAGACCGTAGTAGTTCAACAGGTTTTGACGTTCCTTCAGAATTGCTTGTTCCGAACCTTTAACAGTAATGTTGTAGTACTGGCGCTCTGCCAATTCTGCTGAACGCAAGCCTAGCCCCTGCATCATCAAAGTAAACGGTGAATCATCCTCAGTGAGCATGTCACCGCGCAATGTTGTTGCACCGCCTTCACGACCCATCCTGCCAGCGATCAACGCGTTCTTAATAAACGCAGGTGATATGGCCTCTATTGCACGATCTCCATGACCTTGGTTATACAGATCAACAGCGCGGGCGGCGTTTATACCAATCCCAATCGTTGGCCCTAACGCATCGACCAAGAACGACTGCAAAGCATCCGCTTCGTCTTGGTTTTTGCGCCCATCACGGAACCACATATCGTCGAGCTTAACGCGACCACCAATGTCCAACCCAGTCACAGCGTTAGGGATACCACGAGTTATAGCCATACCAACCTGTGCGCCAAATGTTTCAGTAGCCCAGTTTGCAAACGCTAACTCAAAGTCAAACGGCAACTCATCATCGTCATCAGCCATTGCATTAAACACGGCGTTGATGACGGATGCTACTGTAGAGAAACCCCAGAGACCAGTTCCTCCGCTCATGATAGCTGCCATACCCATTGTTCCAACGAAACGCGCACGCGCTTCACGTCTGACTTCGGGTGACTCACCTTTGATCGAGTTAATTAAGTTGTGCGCCAAGAA